GATGGTGAGACCGTCAACGACGGCACGTAAGTTCAGGTTCCATTGGCTGTTCGGCGGGAAGATTGAAATTTGTAGCATGTTTGCCATAACACCCATGGTTAGCGCCTCATTCGTTCGTCGTAGTAGTCGAGGATTTCGCGGAGTTTCCGGCCGGTCTCTAGGGCGTCGATGGGGCCGTTGATAGTGATCTCGAAATTATTAATCACCTGGGGCGTTGGCAAGGGCCGGTTTAGTAGGTTGTGGAAGGCGGCGCCAATACCGCCGCCACCGGCCCCATGGAACGTCCCATCGTCGCCGCCACCGAAGACACCGCCGCCACCGCCGCCTACACCGCCAAAGCTACCGCCGCCACCGAAGATACCACCAGCATCACCAGCAGCATCCAGAAAATCAGTGATCCACTGGAACGCCTTCTTGATGACGTCAATAATCTTAAAGAACAGGTCTTTTAGCCAACCAAGCTTACCGCCAATGGCAATCACCGCATCCACCAAGCCTTTAGCCAGCGCCACAGCGAGTTTCCCGACAATGCCGACCACCGCAGACGTTGCCGGGGCTATCGCCTCCATCAGCTCAACAATGGGCGGAAGCAACTCAGTAATCAAATCAGCCAGCGGCGGCAACAACGGCGTGAGCGCCTGCACCAGCTGCACAAAGATATCAGCCACCTGAATGATAATCGGGATAATCAGCTCAATAATCCGCACCAGGGCAGGGAACAGGGCTTCTGCTACCTGCATCAGGGGCGGAATAATCGGCAACAAAGCCTCAATCAGGGACTTTATCAGATTAGCCAGATCAGGTAGCAGCGGGGCGACCACTTGCAGAATCTCAGCTAGGGCGGGGAACAGGAACTGTGCGACCTCTGCGATCACCGGAATCAGCATGGCCACGACGTCAGCCAGAATGCGGATCGTATCGACGATCACCGGAATCAGCGGGATCACTGCTTCAATGGCCATGCGGAGAACATCACCAATCAGGGCACCAATGTCACCTAAGATCGGGGCAATGGCTTCCATGATTTGGGCAAACGCGGGGAACAACACACTGGCCAGCTCAGCGATCGACGGCAACAGGGCGGAGGCAACACCAGCCAGCGTCTGAATCAACTCGATGATGACAGGCATGATAGGCGTCAAGGCGTCAATGGCTATGCGGAACACCTCACCCAGCAAGTTGGAAATGTCCCCAACCAGCGGGGCAACTGCACTAATTGCCTCGGCCAACGCGGTGCCCAGGAACGCGACCAGCTCAGCAATCGACGGCAACAGCGGCGCGAGTGCTACCACCAGGTCAGCAATCGCCTGCGCTATCGGCCCAAACATTGGCGCCAGCGCGTTCAGCGCTTCAACCAAGGCTTGACCAGCTACTTGGGCGATAGTGGAAAGCGGCTCCACCAGCTGGGCGATAATCTCCCCCAGGGCGGATAGGATACCGCCAAAGCTGGGACCTAGGGCGATACCTAGCTCGACGATCAAATCCAGCAGGGGGCCTATCAAATCTGACAGGCCGCCTAGGGCTTCGATCATGCCCTGAATCAGGGCAGTGGTCGCCCCGCTAGAAGCGTACTCCTGAAACTTCTCACCCAGCGTTTCGAGGACGCCACCGAAAGCAGCGCCAAAATCCCCGGCTATGCCATCTAGGCCGGTGCCAATGGATAAAACACCCTCTAGCAGGGTATTTAATCCGGGACCCATGGCGTCTGTGAACTCACCCGCGGACGCGATGAGCTTCTCAAGTTCACTTTGATTGTTAACAATTGTATCGACAAGCCCCCCCATGAGGCCCCCCACGCTAGCACCTAGGCCAGCCATGGGCTCCTCAAGGTTGGTGATAAGCCCGCCTAGATTCTCGAAGGGTTCCTCAAGCGCCGCGGCAAACTCGCCGCTCACTGATTCCTTCAATGAGTCGAACGGTTCCTTCAGCCCTTCGGCGGCTTCTTTAATGCCATCGAAACCTAGCACGACGGCACCCAGGGCGGGGCCGGCCACCGCCGCTAGCGCGGTGGCACCAGCAGCAACCTGACCAATGGCGCCCCCAGCGATAGACACCAGCGAGGTAATACCGGTGGTCAACCCGCCTATCTTCGTGGCCATGCCGGCAGCCTGGGCAGTCGAAGCGTTGATGTCCGCCGCCATCTTCTGGGCGGCGCGCGCCGCCTCAGTGAACCCCTTGGTGTTGGCATCACTGACGATGTTGACCGACAGGATTGCTGACTTCTTTTTCCCCGCCACCGGCTTCTTTTCCTATCTCTTTTTCGCTGCTTCCGCCTGCTCAGCCATGACCTCTAGCATGGTATCTATCCATGCGGGGTCCTCCGCCAGTAGCACACTAGGCGGAATCCCCGTGTTCACCGCTAGCAGGGCGATCACTCTACAGGCGTCGCCCTGGTAGGGTTTAGGCCAGTCTCACCACCGGACTGACTCAGCGCCTCGACGCTCTCTAAAAATTCCTCGAAACTGTATTCGGTTTGACCAGTGCGCTGCAAGGCCTTCCACGCCAAGAAGGCGGCAAACGTCAAGGGGCTATCGGTCGCAGTGCCCCAATCGCGGAGGCGGGCGGTACGCTCAAACGCCACCTGGTCGGACAGAATAGGCGTCACGGCAACCTCTTCACCGTTGGTGTAGCGGACATTAATAGTGAGTTTCATCGTTTCTTTCCTTCGATCTTTCCTAAGATTCGGTCAATATGTTGTTCATAGACTTTGAGCCATAGCTCTTCGTTGGCGGCGGCGGCGGTAGCGATCCACGGGTTCGGCGCGATGTGGCGCTTTGGCCAACCCCAGTGAATCGGGTTGGCGTAGGGAATGAGTTTCCGGCCGGCTCTGACCATGCCGGCCTTTTGCGTGGCACCCGCCCTGATACTCGCGGCTAGCCGGCCGGACACTTTCGGCGCCAGACCGGCCGCTATCGGCACAATAGTTTGCGCCGCGGCTAAGTTAGCGTTGCGGAGGTCCTTTGTGTCGCCACCCGCTTGCCGGATAGTTCGGCGGAGGTTTTTCAGGCCCTCTACCTCGGCGGAAACATCTACATGGCCAGACAAAATTTATGGTTCCTCAGGTGTGAAAACAGGCTCCCCAACCAGCGGAAATGTGAGGTCCTTACTCATCTCCTTGTTCACCTCACCACCAACGCCAAGGGGGCGTACTTTCACGGTGCCGGTGAATTTGGCGGATTTCTCGCCCTCTACCGGCCGGAACTCGAACTCGACTTCCTTACCGCGGTTGGCAAAGCACCAGTCAAAAATCCCATTTTTCTTGAGATTAATAAAGCATGTAAGCTCCATTGTCCACGTGATTGTGTCTTTGCCGGGCGCATAATCACCCGAAAGGACGTGTTTGCCGTCCTCGGTGTTTACAGCGGGGTTCAGCTCGGCCTTGGTGACCAGGGCGGAAAATTCATTCTGAGCACCAGCTTTACCGAAAACCAGCTTTCCGGGGCCGGTGGAGATACGACTGTCTAGGGTGTTGACATTCGCCATTATTTATGTGCCTTTCAATTCATAGGTGACCTCAACCGCTGGTAGGGGGGTTTGCCCGATAGCGGGGAGGGTGATTGTGGTGATCTCGATATCCGTTGGGTATCGGGTTTCCAAAAGGTTTAGTAGGTCATCGAGCATGCCCATGAGGTATTCCACCGCTAGCGTGGTGCCTAAATCGGCGGCAACAAGGTAAACGCTTGCCTCGGCGGTAACTTCACCGCGGGCCATGGATTCGATTTCCAGCTCTTTCAAGGCAACCCATGCACCAGGAATACTGACACGATTGGGATTAACGGTTGCGGAAATGCCAATGTTATTGACCTCCTTGGCTAGCTTCCCTAGATGCATCGGGATAATGTCTGGATTCATCAGCCCACCGCCGGAGTAGTCCAGCCACCAAGGCCAAGCAGCATAGCCGCCTGGGGGTCATGACGCTGCACATAGGTTGTACCTTCGTCGGTTAGGGCTGCTACGCCACCGGGTGTGGCACGCCGCCGCCAAAGGTGAGCGGCAAGCATCACGGCGCCAGTGTGGATTCGGTCGGACCAGGTGTCTGGGCTACCATGCCAATCCGTCACAGTGGCGTTAACCGCCGCTGTGATTCCCTCAAGCGCTTGCTGTTCAGCGGCGTCACCTACTGCATCGACACCAAGCCAAGCTAGCACTTCCGAACTTTCTACTTTAGGCATTATTGAAATGTACCTTGACCAGGCCTTCACCGCGGTTGAGCATGTGAGCAGTGTAGCCAAACAGCCCTACGTCTCGGCCGCCATGGGCGATATGCTCAGCCTCGGCACGCAGTGGGGAGCCGGGGAGCTCAAAAAACGTTGTAGCATCTTTACAACCAACAATGGCGGTGCCGGACTCGACAAACTCCGAGGTAGTCCATGTTGCCGGTTCGGATACCGGAGTCAGACTCATGTAGTGCGGAACATCCAGCTGAGAGTACTTGAGGACTTTTTCGAGGTCACGGGGGTTGACAATGGCGTAGGCGGCGGGGACATGCACCGCTTCATCAACGCGGATAGCGCCAATCGTGATAGCGCGGATAATGTCTTGGGCGACTTCGGGAATGTCGGTCGCGTGGTCTACCAGGAACTTTCCAGCGTCACGGTCGGTCTCAAAAGCGTAGGATTCGTTCATGGCTTGCCAGTAGGCAAGAAGCGCTTCGGACTCGTTAAAATCAAAAATCTGACGGTCAAGGTCATTGCCACCGGCCCAGGGCTGGGCATCCATTGACACTTCTTCCCATTGGGCTTTTTGCGTGGGAATCTCGGTTTTATTGCCGGACCACTTGGCAACACCAGGCTTGAGCAGCTTTCCGCTATCGGTGTCCTTCTTCCAGCGGAAACCGATAGCCTTTCGGCCGGTTAGGGCTTTAGTGGCGATTAGTGGGATAATGCGGCGCTGGTAGACAACACCGGACCACAATTCACCCAGCCACGCTTTAGGCTGGGTCACAATTGAATCTGAGCCCTTGATGTCGGCAAGGGCTGCTTGAATCTCATCATCGGGGATTTCACCGGTGTGGATTCCCAGGATTGTCTCGGCGGCGTGGGCGGCGGTGATAACTTCCCGCTTGGTGGCGTCCTTACCGCCTGGGATACCAGCCGGAATTTTATTCCGAGGGGCGGCGGTGGCGCCACTGAGGTTCTCGGTGACTTTCGCGGCGATAGCAGCGATATCTTCAGCACTTAGGGTCATTTCTTTGGTTTCTTTCTCTTCGGGGGCGCCGGACTCGGCATATACCTTTGCTTTCTCGAAAGCAGGGAACGGGACAAGCGCAACAGCTTTGAGCAGGGCAGACTCGATAGTGCCACCGGTGCGGCGGACACCTACCGCCTCGATGCTGAAAGAGTCAATAATATGCTCAGCAGCATTCGTGAGGGCTTCGGTGGCGGCGGCGCTACTGCCCAGTTGAAAGCGCATGACTAGGCCTTCGGGCGTGTTTTCGGCACTGATAGCATGGCCAATGGCTTTGGGCTGGTGGCCGGGGCGGGAATGCTCAGATAGCAGTTTTACCCGCTCGATGTTGGAAGGGATATCGAGGCTACCGCGGGGGAACGTGTAGCTTCCGGTGGCAGTTGCCCCGGTATCGCCCCAGGGGAGTACTAGACCTTCCATGATTCGCTCGGATTCATTGCACGAAACCGTGGCGGGGGCGGCGTCGCCATTGATAGTTTCCACATCACTTGGCATTTTCTTCTCCTCCTCCTATTTCTTCTTGGCGTTTCCTAGCCCCAGCGTTCAGCGTGCTAGTGAGCCATTTATCAACTTCGGGAATTGTGATTATCCGCTGCAAAACCGCCACGATCCCCAGAGTGGAAGCCACTAGCGGCACAGTCTCTACACCTGCTACTTTGGCGATTTCTGGTAGCACCGGCAGCAGCGCGATGGTGGCTATGGCAACACTACGGATTACCGAACGCCACGGGTAACGGATTTGAGTTGGCGGGCGCTCAGGCATGCGGCAACTCCATGGCACGTTTGCGCAGCTCAAGGCGAAGGCGCATTATGAAAATGATTTGGTGCGTCAGCATGGTGCTGATCCCCAGGCCAAAGCCGGTTGCTACGTCAAGAAGACTCATGGTTATTTGGTCTTCCTGGTGTCGCGGCAACCGTCAATCCCTTGTGCGGCACCTAGTGCGGCGACCGTATCCACTAGGGTTCGGCCACCGGTTTGTGGCCACCCAGGGAAACCACTACCAGGGCCGGTCAATTGATCTCGGATAACCCGTAACATTTCGTTGTTCTCGCGGAGTAGTTGCCGGTCGGCCTCGGTGAAGTTCGTCATTTTCCCTGCTTGTGTCGTGTTTCCTGCTTGCATGCTGAAATAAAAATCTTCAGCCAAACTCATATACTGGTCACGGTAGGCACCGGCCAACTGGTGTGGGCAACTGGTGCTGTAGAAATGCGAGTGGGGGAACACATTATTGAACCAGGCGGGTTTCCCCAGGTCGTAGGCGTGACACAAGGCGGCGACCAGGTGGGCACCCGCGGTGATCGTTTCCTGACTGATAGGCCAATCTTCGGCGGCGCCGCCAACGTTGGCATGCTCAATACCAATCGAATATGCGTTGGCGGCGGAGTCGCCGGCATGCCAAGCCGTGTCCCAATCATTGACTAGCTGTCCGATTGTTCCGTCTGTCTCCACCTGATAATGCGCACTGGCCTCCCGGTCTTGCCAAATACGGTAGCAATCGGCGGTGCTCAAATTCACGCCAGCATTATGATGCACCACCAAATATTTGATAGGGCCTGGTCGGCCGGGCGTGTAGTGTTTGCTCATCAGACAGTACAGGTCTGGTTCTAGCGTTTGAAAATCCATAAGTCTTTAGTCAATTAGCTGGGTTAATTCGTTGGTAGCGGGGACACCGCGGGGCCTATAGGCGTCGTCAGGCGGCGCGATGCTGTTAGGATCGAGGCGGGTCAGGTGATCGAGG